AACAGGCACCTCAACGGTTTCACCAACTGCGAACGAATAGGGCTTGAAGGCGTAGTCGAGCGCAATGGGTTTTTCCCAGCGATTTGTCACAAAGACGGTTGACATGGATTAAAAGCTCACAACATCGCCCCAAACGATAATATCTACTGTGTTGGCATTGCCAGACGCAGTGTTGATATTGACGTAAAGGGCTTGGGTTACGCTACCCGAAACAACTTTTGAATTGTACGGAGCAGCAATAGTAATGTCTTGATACTGACCACTTGCGTTGACGTTTGATAGAACCGTGTTAGCGGTAATCAAGTTTGCGCCATCGCTTGTAGCAGAAATAGACACGTTAGCAGAAGCAATAGAACCGGAAGGATTATTCACGGTGATACGCCGTATGATAACCCCACCGGAGTTGGCTACTGCCCCGCCGTTCGTCAGACCACCACTAAGCAGCGGCATCTCAATGCTCGTAGTAACTCCGTTACCAGTGGTGTTCAACGTGGTTGCACGGATGATGCCAAGCCGACCATTGCTAAAGCTGTCTAGGGTAAAACTTCCGACTGCATTGGGATTAGCCATGTTATCTCCTTAACTATTAAAAGTGCCGGAGACAGCTTGACCACCATTCGTTCCGAACAAGGTGATAGTCGGTGTACCCGATAACACGTTTGCGCGGACGTTGGTACCGTCAGCAATGAACGTACCGCCAGTGTTGTTGGCAACAATGACTTGATACGAAGCGTTGCTGATGTTTCCCGTTGTGTTGGTATTCAGTTCAATCGTCACGTTAGCGGTCGGAGGAATGACATAAATACCAGCAGGTAAGGTAACGGTTGCATTACCAGCAGCGTAGGCTAAGTAGTACGCACCTGCGCCGTTAGTTGATGCGTTTGCGAGGATGATTTTATTAGAAGCGAGTGACATGGTTATATCTCCTTAGATTGAAAGTGAGTTATAGCCGGTCACTTGCGTCATTGCTTTAGGCTTGGTATTAACAAGCTCAGCAATCATCAGCACAGCGCCAACGTAACCAATCTGCCAGTTCGGAAGGGTCGATTCAAAACCCGTAAACACGAACGAACCCTGCTCATGGATGTAGAGCGAGAGATAGTTGGTGTTCAGGAAGTAAACCGTACCTTCTGGACAGTATGGGTCTGGATAGATGGGAACGCCAGCAACCATCAAGGCACGGAAAGCTGCCTGTGGGCCGTTAGCATCGCCATCAAAGCCGGAACCCGGAGTGATGACGTATTGTTCCTGACCGACGTAATCTTGGGCAAGCAACGTCCAAGTACCGAATCCGCAAACACCAAACGACGGCACTTCAGCACCATTCTTAACAGTACCGGAAATGTACTGGAGAATGTTCTGACGAGTCGGGTTGACGTTTCCAGCAGCGTACTGCTTGGATTGCCACCAAGTGTATGCCGAACGGCTGATGTTGCCGTAGGTACCTGACGAGGACACAGCCGCAGGAAGACCGATGAACTGTTGATTGTTTGTGGTGTTGTTGTACAAGGCGGTAGCCATTGCATCCATCATCACGTTCGTCGCGTCATTCATACGCGCTTCAATGAGAGGGATGATAGCTGCGTCTTGCTGAACAGCACCTTCCATACCGAGGAACGGTACAGGGGCAATCATCAGTTTCAAGTCAAATTCAGCGTTGAAAGCGCCCTGTTGAACCGACGGCTGGTTAAACGAACCAGAGTAGTCGGACCACTGAGCGTTCACAAACTGTGAACCTTGCACTGGAACGGTTATAGAGGAAACACCACCGGAAGCCTGTTGCGAGTTAGCAATTAAGGCCGCCATAAGCGGAGTCGAGTTATAAAGCTGAACGACCAGCTTGGGAATGAACGCACGCCGAGTGACGTAAGTAAGCTCGGTATATTGCGAACTACCCGTTGCTGGGATGATACCGCCACCAATAGGCATGGTTATCTCCTAGTTAATATCCCCTAAACTACAATTAAAGACCAATAGGCCGAGGATTCTTTCTCAGCTCATTTAATGCTTTGGCTGCTTCATCCCGTGCGCCAGCAACAGGGTTCTTCCAATATTTGCTAAGGTCGAACTTATTGATAGCACTTGGGTTGTATCCCGACGGAGTAGGAGCAGCAGATTGCTTCATCCATTGCCAATATTCCGCAGCAGCCTCGTGATTTGTAATGCCCTTTTCAAGCATTACTTTTTCAACTTCTTCAATATCACTTTCGTTTTGAATCAAACCTTTTTTCATTAGTCTGTTTCTACGAACTTCAAGGTCTTGTAAAGCATCGCGCTCACGCAGCTTTGCCTCTAAGTCCTCGACACGCTTATTAGATAGAGATACGGCGTTGTGAGTGTGTTCCTCAATGTCCAGCTCTGGAATAGGCAAATCTGGCTTGAGTTTTTTGGTCAAGCGCAGAACGTCTTTTCGCGTTGCAGGATTCTCGGCAAGTTGACGCATCAGTAAAGCTAATTCGTCGCGTTGTTCAAAACTCATATCTTCTAAACTCATAAATATCCCCTAGTGATATTAGATAACTTTTTTACCGTCACCGGGCTTTTGAACTTGCATCTTGTTCTTAGGACCGGTCTTTGATGCTGAATCCAAGCCGCCAAACTGTGAGAATCGTGGGGTGTTTGTCACCACACCATTCTGTTGGTTGTTGTCCGTAGGACGGCGAATTTGACTAGCACCTCTTGGCTTAAATAAATCCATGATTTTTCCTTTACATCGGAGTTGGAGTGGGTGATGCACCGGCACCACCGGCACCGGGGACTGCCATCGGGCTTGCTGCTCCCGGCATCGGAGGCAGATTCTGGATTGCCGGAGCTTGCGCCATTGCACGACCTTCAGGAGTCGCACCGCCAGCTTGCGGCAAGTTCTGCAACATCTGCATAATTTCAGACTGTTGCAGTTCGTTTGTTTTGCCCTTACGAGGACCGATTAAACCAGTCAACGAACGGATAGCAGCTAAGGCTTTTTGACCTTCTTCAGATTCGCTACCCAAAGACGGCAGGGCTTGTTCAATCAAGTCCATTGCCATTGAAATATTAATTAGCGCACCTTCCTTGTTGCCCATCTTTGGCTCAGGAGTAGACATAGGCGCAGCCATCGGCGCAGTCGAGGAATCCGACATTCCGGGCGCAAGTGGAGGCGCAGCATCGGCACCAGCAGGTGCAGCAGAAGGTTGCTGCTTGCGAATCAGGTCCATCATCTTATCGGGTGGAACACTCATAATAATCCTCAATCATCTATCTAATCTCGATTAAACCTGACTATCGCTAAATGTCAAGTGGGGGTAATTGTTTTGGTTCCCTACCCCCGCAAGGAATTTTGCGGTCAACCACAATTCAAAGGGCTAAGCCCAATGAATTACTTGCGGCTTTTACGACCTTTACGTTTCATGCGAGCCATGAGATTTCTCCAATGAGCTTGGGCCACTTACTTCAGAGGGGAAGCAGCCACACCCTTTTCCCTTGCGGGGAACTATTAACGACGAGTCTTACGACCTTTTTTGCCGTGTTTCTTGTACATGGTTATCTCCAGTAAAATCTATCCCCTGCCCATATAACGTGCGGTACTCCGAGGAGTTCTGCCCGTAGATGTTTTGATGCCCGTAGTGCGGTACTGCAAAGTAGCTGGCTGCTCTCCACGTTTCAGGCTATCTGTTGAAACGCGAGGCTGGTCAGCTTTCGGTGATACGTTGCCGGGTTGATTAGCCACCTGCCACCTCTTTTAAGTCTGGTTTTTTTCCTTTAGGCGGAGCAGACTGTGCCTGTCCTCCACCTTCTTTTTCACGCTTCTTTAGTTTGTCTTTAAGAAGCTGTTTCATCGGCGGCTCTAACAAGTCAAGCAATGATTCTTTGTCAATCGCTTGAGCCTTGAATAGATTGAACGCAAGCTGACGTAAATCTTCTGTGAAGATTGGGCTGTTAGAGTGAGCATCGACCTTGACCACATAGTCTTTGGTGAACTGCTCAGCAATAAACTTTTTGCCGTCTTCATCGGAGAAGTGCGTGTTGTCATAGGCTTGCATCAGCTTGAGATATAGAGTTGCAATCTTCTCTAAGCTATCTTCAACAATAAGCGCACGTTTCTTTGCACGGCTTGAACCAAGACGCGCAAGCTGGCTAGCATGACCAGCAGAACGAACGCCTTGCTCTCCGCGACCTGAGAGTACGGAAGAAATGCCAGATGCTTCTGCAAACATGGCATCGACTTCATGGATGACCTCAAACAATTCAGGAGGCATCGTTGGAGCCATACGCTCAGCTTTTGCGTTTGGCATATCGGAAGCGAGAAGCCCACCGGCACGGTTCAGGGCAAAGTTCTTCTCGTCCAAAATTCCCGTAAAGCCTGTCAGCGCCGTGGGAGGATTAACTTGTTTAGAGAGCAAGTCCAGAATCTCCGTCATACGACGGTTTCTGAGCTGTTGTAGGAAGATGAGCCGCTGTACTTCCGATTGCCCCCAGTAGTAATCGTATTGGGGATTGGGGCATATTTGGATGAACGGCAGCTCACCTTTTAGAAAGAGAGAAGCGCCCGGACGGTCATAAATGAATATGTCGGGGTCAGCCATCGTCACGCACTGATAGTCTTGCGTGTCATCGTTCCAAACCCACAGCTCGTACATCTTGACGGTTTCTTCGGCAACACGAGCCTTGTATCGGTTAGTACCGGACAAGTCTAGGCTAACCGTTCCGTACAGAGTCGGGTTGGTTTGGCTCATCACAATACGGTCAATACCTTCGGGTACGTCTTCCGACTTAGTGGTATAGCTCGTTGTGATTCTCTTTACAATAGATTCCCGCTTGGGGTGACTATACAAGCGGTTGTATAACTCTGACTTAGTGATGTAGTACGTCTGTACGATTGCTTCTTGACGGTCTGTGTATGGCGTATCTTCTCTTAGCACACCGATAGAAGATGGCTCCACCATATACGGATGGATGCCGTTATTCATCACTAACTTCAAAAATGTTGAATTAAAAACCAACGACCAAGTAAGTGCTGTGCTAAACACTTGGTCACAATTACTGTTGAGCCACTCATCGTTTAGTGCTTGAGTCAAACGCGGAACCTTGACTTGTTCCGTATCTGGTACAGCGGCACCGACATTGATTGAGAAGCGTGTCGTTTCTGCTGAGTAGAGGAACGACGTTAGCTGGTCAATGTGTGGATAAATCTTGTTAAAGATTGTTGGAGATTCGTCTGGTCCAGAGCCAAAAAGAAAATAAGAACGTAGAGATGAGTAGTCTGCTTTACGTTCAGCCAAAGACACCATGCACTTTTCAATGAGGTCTTTGTAGAAATACTCCCGTTCTACATCTTTGACGGGGATTCTCATTTCTTGATGCTCAAGTTTTCGTGGTCAGCTTGATAGCTAGCGGCACGAGGTCCAGTAAGATTGCCAGCATCTTTAGGATTGATGCCGACTGATTCATCGGCAACTGGGCGAATAGCGCGACCTGATAGAACGGATTGCATATTTAATCCTTTGAACCCGCCGCCCCAGATTGCCGAATCGCCCGGACGCGGCTCTTTCTTCGGTAGAGACTGGCTTTCCGCTTGTATATCTTTGCTCGCATTTTTTCTCGTGAAATAGCCTGACTGATTTTCACCTTCTCTAGTTGATTTGACGTTCGACATTCCAAAGTCAATCGCAAGTTGCTTAACTCGCTTATCACTCTTTTTAGTCGAATCTGAAACCAATCCTGGAGCCTGCAAAAATACAGATAACACTTCTTGACTACAACCCTCAATCCGACAATTTGGTTCGTATGATTCAAAGTATCCGTGTTCAGGGCATTTGTAATCTTTAAGTACGGCCATTATTTATTCCTTTCCTAATTGCTCGTCAAGCGTTGTGTGTGAGTAATCTGCTTTGTTTCTTATACCAACTCTAATCTTTATCTCACCATTAACCATGTGTAACCCCGTTGTTCTAACTAATCGTGGTTGGGGTTCTTTTCTATATTCCACGAATCTTGAAGTGTCTCTGTTCTGCATGATTTTGACTTCGCCGTTTAGCCAAGCGGTGTAGCCTTTAGAGACACGAATCTGCACATACTCAGACAGTGGCGCAGTCCTGTAGAGGAAAACATCCTGCATCTGAGTCTGTGAAATGCCGCACAGCTCAGAGAACAGTTTGGTGCTAATGCCACGGTTCTTATCTTTGAGGAACCTGTGGATAATTCTCATTAGCTCTCGTCTAGGAAGGGTTCGGGCCACCATAAACGCCAATCCTCTTTAGGTAATCACTGACAGTACGATTCATTGCAACTTCTTCAGGGGTCTGGTCCTCTTGCTTACGAGACACATCCCGTGTGATTCTTTGTTGAATCAATCGTGGCTGAAGCTGCTCAGCAAAGGCTGCGGCTGCTAGGGCGCTCGCCATTACGCGGTCATCTTTGTTTCGACCGGAAGCCTCAATGCTGCCGCCATCACGCACAATGGTTTTCATTTCCTCAAGCGTGTCCATGTCATACACAGCCATCATGCCGCGCTCAAAGTAGTCCTTCATGTAGCTCAGCATCCGTTCCTTCGTTGCTGCTGTCGTTAGCCAGCCGATGCTATTACTCGGACCACTCATCGTATCGTTACGCCGCCAGATGTAATTGCTCATTGAGCCATACACATCCATCAGTTGCCGACCCATGACTCCGGTCATCGCAGCAGCCTGACGCTTCAAATTCTTTAGCTCGTTAATCACAGCCTGACCCGGACCATTGACTTCAAGGTTCAATGTGCTGTTCTTATAAGCACCAGCAAGGTGAGCAATGACCCAAGCAAACTGGTAAGTGTTCATCTCGCTTGTCGCAAAGGCTGCAACCTGCTCCATCCCATCTGCATAGCAGCGATACACCTGAATACAGAATCTATCTGCCCAATCAGATGAACCGTAGGCTGGGTCAGCCCCGATGACATAGAAGGCTGTGTCAATCGGTTCCTCCCACACCTTGAGCGTTGCTAGGCGCTCATTTGACTTCACTACATTGGTGTCTTGAAAGTTAGCACCAAACACATAGCGATAAGAATCATAGCTAATCCGCTTTGCAATCTTGGCTGCATCTGTACAACGGGCTGTGGAGAAGAAGGACGTACCCGTCATCACGAAGGCATAGTCCTCTGTGGGCGGGAACTCTTGCATCATCAGGCTTTCATCCTTGATGCCCTCCAACATCTTCCAGCGCCACCACGCCATTTGACGCGAGTTAATCTCTACGTCGTAGAGCTTCTTAATATCTTTCGTCCATTCCTTTTCTTCAGGCGTGAGCTTGCCATCCCAATAGACTTTGTACACATCAGAATTAGGGTCAGCAGAATAAAACTCATTGCGCCACCAACCACAGAAGATGGCACGTTGTGACCTAGCCCGCTTTGCAGTCACATACATCTCA